TGAATACTTTTCAAGAGCATACCAGCTCGTTCACATTCTTGACTACCGTTACTGTAAATTACTGCTTGCATGGTTTTTCTTTGTAAGTGATTGTGATCTTTTGATAAACATCATCTCGATTGTCACTGTTGTATACACGACAACGATTGATCTCAGCATCCAAGATTTTCACTACATTATCTATCTGCAAATTAACTGCGAAATCTGTAAATTCAGGAGTGATTCCTATTTTACTAGATCCTGGTGTGTTAAAATCATCCATTGTCAATACCTTTAGGAAAGTTTTCAATCTCAGTTAGTTCATAATCCCAGTCTTCCATAACTTTATTAGCAAGGAATCTATCAGATAACATTTCTAACTCTTTCTCAGCATACTCTCTAGTCTCTGCTTCCAACCAAACATCAACTACCTTACCTAATCTAAGTTTCTTGATATCCAACTCAGATAATCGTTTACAGGCGTCTCTCACAGCATTACCTGGTGAGTCATCAACCTGTGATCTCAGACGGACGAATACTAATGCTTTAAACTTCATTATTATAATATGCGATAGTTGCATGGAACTTATCTATGGGATCAACAGTCTCCCCCAACGCACTCCTTATTCTTACTTTCACTTCTTCATTACTAATCTCTTTCAAGATCTGTCGTAGTTCATCATCATCAAACTTGACATAGTAGTTGTCACGATGTTTCATTTTACTTCTCCAATGATCCATGATCGCATACCAAATGGGGTATCAGCAATCAAAGTTTGAGTATGTTCTGCTACCTCTTTTGGTACAACTAAACAGAATCCAATACCAAGATTGAATACATTTCTCATCTCACTCTCAACAATATCTCCTGCCTGCTGAATCTTATTAAAGAGTTCTGGTCGTTCCCAAGCAGAGTAATCAACATCAACTTTCAGACCTACTGGAAGACATCTAGGAAGATTCTCAGGCAATCCTCCTCCTGTAATATGTGCCATGCCTAGGATAGGAACCTCATCCAGTAGGTATTGAATGAGACGAGCATAGATGGTTGTTGGTCTCAGCAGTTCTGGCATCTCCTTATACTTAATGTAATTTCTCCACAGCATATCATTGATGAGTGTGTATCCATTACTATGAAGTCCACTGCTCTCAATACCAATGACTACATCACCTTCTCTAATGTTACTACCATTAACAATATCATTCTTCTCTACGACACCAGTACAGAAACCAGCAAGGTCATAGTCATTTGTTCTAAAATGTTCAGCAGTTTCTCCACCAATCAGTTCCATTCCTGCTATTGTACAACCAACATTGATACCATATACAATGTCACTCACATTAGCATCTATTGATTTAGTAGAAACATAGTCTAAAAAATATAATGGTTTAGCACCAGAACATATAACATCATTGACGCACATAGCAACGAGATCTTGACCAATAGTGGTGTAATCATCAGCAATCCTACAGATATTAATTTTAGTTCCGACACCATCAGCGCCAGATACCAACACAGGTTTCTCATATCCTGATGGGACCTCCATCATTCCACTGAAACCACCAATGTTAGGTGCCAATACCTTTAGATACTCTACAAAGGAACGTCCCTTGATAATGTCAACACCAGCAGTCTTATAATCCATTAATGAATTTCTCCTTTTGCAATTTGTTCACGACGTTTTAGTTTCCATACTATGTACTCCATAGTAGGTACACACTGGGGATTCCAACCTACAAATGTTGTGGATTCCTTACTTGGGATCTTCCAACAGGGAGCATCATCATTATTAAGATCTAATGATTCTCTATAAGCATCATCACCAAGTAGAACACATGCTCTCTCGGCAGAATTCAAACTACCGAAACAAGCAAATCCATTCTTCTTAATCTCCTCAGGGATGTGATGTTTCATTGAATAGCAAGTGGTTGCAGTCTATCTAGAATCTCACGATAAGCAGGAACGATATCACCTTCATCCTTTCGGAATAGATCCTTATCAAATCTTTCATCACTACCAATCTTCCATAGTCTCATACTATCAGGACTAATCTCATCAGCAAGATACAAATCACCATGAGCATCATAACCATACTCAACTTTAAAATCTACAAGATCAATGCCCATAATGTAGAACATCTGACGGAGATAATCATTAACCTGTAGAGTCATCTCAATGAAAGGTTCGGGATTATATCCCATCAGACGCACACGGTCAGGTGTGAGTAGAGGATCGTGCTTACTATCATCTTTCAGAAAGAACTCAACAATCGGTTGTGGTAGTGGAACTCCTTCATTTAGAGTTGTTTCACGAACAATAGATCCAGCAGCACGGTTCCTACAAATAACTTCTAGTGGAACAATATCTACCTTCTTACAGATCATCTTATTAGCACCAACCATATTGATATAATGATTGGGAATAAGTTCTTTGGAAAGTTTTTCAAAAATAATAGATGAGATACTACAGCAGAGAGATCCTTTTCCTAGTGGATGGTCAACCATCTCACCGTTGCCAGCAGTTACTTTGTCATGATACTCAATAATGACGCGATCAGCATCGTCACCTTGATACACCGTCTTTACTTTTCCTTCTGTAATTACATTCATAATGTTCTATTCAATCTAGTTTCTGCTTGGTCTGGGAAGTCTCTAGGACGACTATCAGTAGCATTATCAGTTCTAGGTGAACCTTCATTTGCCTTCATTGTATGCTGATAGTTAGGTCGTGGATATCTAATGCAAAATGGATCAGGCATCCAATATGTTACTTGCCATTCTTGATCAGGACATAACTCAAGATGTTTTTCTACAGTGTGAGAGAAACTACCCAATTGTATGTATCCATCGTGACTAATACATCTACCATTACCAACATCAACCAAGAACATCATCTTACTACTCATAGCATTTTTTGTTCTGGGTTGAGGTTCTTTACAAATTGTACGGGATCTTTTTCTGACTTATGAACCCAATGATACCGAATACATTCAAACTCAGGATCCCAAGTCTGAACGCAGATATAATCAGTTTTGTTCATAGTATGTTATCAATTTTTGTACTTGTTTTTTATCACAACCACAGGGAGCATTATTTAAGCATATAAGAATCAATTCAGTATCACTAATCGGAGGCTTAATTGTAAACCCCCATCTATCAACTTCACCTTCTACAGGTGCTTCGCAAGGATCAAATTCGTGTGGCATCAGTCACGTTGCCTCCAATCATCGGGTTTATCTCTCTGAAACCAATCTTTAATATCATCAGCACTGTTGAACCCCGTTTTATGATTGGATGGATCGGGGTCTCCTAAACCCATCCTATTCAGAAAATCGTCGGTACTACCTTCCTCAATATCTTGCGATGCTTGCCTTCGTGCCTTCTGTAACCAGTCCCTAGCAAGGGTATGCGACTTGGCAAGTTTCTCTACCCAGATCATATCCTCTAACGGAACATGTTCTTTATTGGCAATACACCTACAAATAGACTCTAATCTGAGTCGGTAAGCGGTAGAAAGCATGTTAGTTCTTTCGGAGTTTAGATTCTAATTCTGAAGTTTTATTGAAATCAGCATATGCTGCTTCTGATCTTTCACCGAGAATAGTTAAAATGTCATCACGAATCACATCGTTATCAACATAATCATCAAGATACTTATCTAGTGCTTCCTTCAGGTATCTATACCTGTGCCACTCCGGTGAGTATGGTTTATACATGATGATAATAATACATGCTAACGATCATAATACTATCTATTGGGTTTGTCAATCTAGTCCAAGATTACCTTGTTCCTCAGTTTCCTCAAGCATGGAAGTGATGATGTGTTCATTCCCATCCATCATTTTCACAGCATACAAACTTGATTTAGCATACTTCTTTAGACCTTTATACTTTTTGATGAGCACATCAATCTCATCCAAGTCAATTGTAATTTCTGCGTCCTTTCCTGTTCGACCAGCATTCTGGTTACCACCGAATCCAATACTCATTTTCTTTTCTTCCCCTCCCTCTTTGCTTTCACACCCCAAAGTTTAGGATTAACAGTTCCATATCCAAAGTCAATTCTTTGGACAGAACCTTTTCCATACTTATCATAGTACATATCAAAAAGTTTAGAGACCTTGCCACAGCGAACAAGATCAACGAATTTTTGATTATCAACAATATACCAGATCAACCTAGCATCCGTTGGAAAAGATTTATCGTTCGCAGTTTCAAGAGTAGTTTTTTCAAGAAGGATCTGGCAACTATAGTCGGATGGATTTACACTACTACTCTCTGATCCAAACTCAGCCATTTCCTTTTCCTGTTCTACTGCTACCGTCATGAACGGTCCCCCCATCGAATGTCAGGGAATGCCTGAGCAACATTTGCCTGGGATATTTTATATTTAGTTTGCAGTTGTTTATCTTTTGTTAAGCACAAAATCTTTGCCTCCTCTGGGTGCAGACCTTCTAACATCTGAATAAACATAGTCTCTCTACGAAGACCATTCAGGGTATCATTACCACCCTTTACAAAGTTATAGAGATGCTTCCACTCTCGACGGAGAGAGGTGTGATCAGTTCCAACAGGAACTTCATTCTCTTTGTATGGAACTTCTCCAGGTGGAAGAATACTGATGATGCTGTCATCAAAGTTCCAGATCAGAATGGAAGTCAGGGCATCATTGCGATACTCCTGAAGAATCTCCGCTTTCTTAGCACCACTCCGTTGCTTGCTCGCGAGTTCTAGAATCTCGTGAAGGAATGGGTTAGGTGGTAGTTTGACTTCCTTTGTTGCCTTAGTCTTCGTCTTCGTCTTCGTCGTCGTCATAGCCATTTTCAAATCGTACTGCTAAAATTTCGTCTGGTAATACATTTCCGTTTTCATCAAACATCTCTGGATGCATATAAACGGGTTGGGTTTGGAACTGATGCTCCTTTGCTAACCATCCTACCACACCTCCTACAAAAAAGAACATGATAGAAACTAATGTTCCGATAGTCAAGGTTACTGCTAACATCTTTTGTCCTCCAGAGATTTATTTCTTTCTGATGTCCAGATATAAGTTTAGGTGAAATACAATCTCTCTGCGAAAGAGAGCGACCATCTTACCAAACTTTATCTGAAAAGTTTTCGGGGGTTCTGGTTTCTTCCTCCTTCTTCTTAGTAGTAACTCAAACCCACGATTAATGTGGGTATCATCGTTATTTAGATTGCTTCTTTCTTCGTCC